GTTTGCATAAAAACCAGAAACCTGTTGTTTTTTGATTTCATTAGCAGACATGCTTATAGAGTGTGTGATTCTTTCTGCTGAACTAATATCTGCTGCCTCGTATGGAACTATAAGATCCTCTGGCGCTACAAACTTAGCCACTGCTCTGTTTAACACAAAGTCAAAATATATTTTCTTAAAACAAGAGCCAGCAAGCGGTAAGTAAAACAACATTTGATCTAGTTCAGGATCGTACTCGTCCATCTCATTCATAATGTAATAGTTCATAAATTCTTGAACTCGCTCTGCTTGGCTTTCTGTTTCTATAGTCCGAGCACCAACTATTTCTGTTTTCACTGGTCCTTTTGCTGGTAACATTTCTTTGTAGGCTTGTGCTTGGAACTGTGTGACTGCCTCAGCCAAAATAGGATGCACAACGCCAGATGAGCCTTCAAAGGGTTGAGATCTAGTGTCGTCAAACTTCATGCCTAAGTATTTCAAACCATCTGTATATGTTTTTTCCCACTCAGATCTTGATTGTTTGTCAGAATCAATTGCATCTAATAAATCGTTAGATATTTTTTCTAAGGTGTTAAGATCTATAAAATCTACTAAATTAGCATCAAAACTCATTTGTGGTTGTGTTGGCGCTTGAATTTCATCGTCTAATAAGACTTGTTCATCATTTACCAACACTTGTGCTGCTGCCTGAATTTGCTCGTCTCTAGTGGTATCAGGAACGATATTTACTGCTGATCCTTGTACTTTTATGTCTGGATCATTATTAGTGCCTAATTTATCTATAGCCATATTAATGTATTACCTTGTTTTTAAGATCTTCTTCAAAATCTATTTCTGTTCCTATAATAGCCTCTAATTCACCATCAAGCAAAAGACCATGGTATTCTGCAATAAGTTTTGCTGACTCTAAGCTAGGCGCATGTATTAATGGCCCAACATATTCTGTGCCATCCCACAAAAACCTAGTTGCATAAGTTTTTAATAATAAACTGTCCTGTTCTTCCTTAATAATTTCACCTCATCTTGGTAATCTTCATATAAAGATATGAAGCCACCTTGCCTAAATCTCATTAAAGCCATTGTAGCACTATCACAATAGTCATCATAATCACCAAAAGGAAAGGACGCCATTTCTTCAATGACCTCCTCAGCAAAGTCATCCTCAGGTGCCCAAACCATGCCTGATTCAAATATCGGCGCAACACTGTTCATGCGCGCTACTTTGTCTTGTCCTCTACTCGGAGTATAAGAAGTTACAGGTATGCCCATACGACGCAGCTCATGCGTCAACGGTGTGCCTGAGGCTTTAGCCTCAATCAAAACACAGTCTGGCTCCCAATATCTATATTCTTCTAATGCTAATTTTTTTAACTCTGGAAAGTCGCACCTTACCCTTTTGGCATCTAAAAGTATGATTTCATCATTGTTTTCATCGCCACGATTAAAGATCGCCCATGTTGTTATAGCTGAGTAGTCAGCTGTTTCTTTTTTTGAGAACGCCGTATCATAGCTTTGTATTACATAACTATAGGGCGGCACATCTTCATCTTCCCATCGATTCCACCATTCTCTTTTAACAATAGATCCTTCCTCAGCTGTTGGGTTTTGCATCCATTGACTATTCCATTTAGATATAGGTAATGATGCTTTTACTCCCAATAGTTCTTCTTTCTTCCAAAACTCAGGCCACAACGGCTTTTCTGAATCTGGCATGATTGCAGGAAACTCAACAACCTCCCATTTGTCAGCATTTTCTTCGCCTTGTTTATTTAACACTTTGCCAACCAAATCTTTAGTGCTCCATCTAGTCATTACTATCACTATAATCCCGCCTGGTTGCAAACGCTGTCGAGGTCCAGATGTGTACCATTCGTATGCTGATTCCAACGCTTTGGGCGAAAGCGCGTCCTGTTCAGAATGAGGGTCGTCTATTATAAGAAGATCCGCACCACGACCTGTAATAGCACCACCAACACCAGCAGCAAAGAACTCGCCCTCTTGGTTACTTGTCCAACGCCCGGCTGATTTGTTATCTGCTTGTAGTTTTAGTTCAGGAAAAATGTGCTGATATTCAGTGCTGTCAATAATATTTCTTACCTTTCTACCAAACCTTACTGCAAGTTCAGCTGTGTGAGTGGTTTGTATTATTTTTAAGTTACCTCTTCTGCCCATCATCCAGGCAGGAAAAAAGGTTGATGCAAACTCTGACTTAGAGTGTCTTGGCGGTAAACAAACAATTAACCTTTTCAGTTTGCCATCAGCAATCTTGTTAAATTTGTCAGCTATTATTTTGTGGTGTCTGCCTTCAATAAAATCTGGCCACATGTGTTTTATAAAACTAATAAAGTCGCTTTGACAGCCATCTTGCTTTTCTAATTGATCGTATCTTTGCAATAAAGCCACAGCCTCAGCTTTATCTTGTTCAGACAATATATCAAAATCTTTAAAAGAAATATCGCTCATAATCGAGCTGAGAAACAAGGTAGCGACGATATTTTTTGCAACTCAGCTCTAAGCTTTTTACGCCTAGCTGTAGTATTACATACTGTTATACTTCGTGCCATTCCTTGCCTTCAAATAACAAAGATTCAGCCAATCTTCTTCGCTCTAAACCTGGCAAAACAACTTTTTCTCCATTTACTCTTGCTTTATTCCATTTGCGCATTTGATGTGGTACTTCATCTTTTTTATTGTCATTTAAAACTTTTAACATTGTGCTGCTATTTAGGTTCGTTGGGCCTAGGTTATATGTCCAAGCTACTAAAGCATCAAATTCATTTTGTTCTAATGGCACTAATACAGAGTCACTTACATAAGCTCCATACACAGGCAGCTCCTCCTCTAACCACTTATCTGCTTGTTCTTGTGTACAGGTGTCGCCTTCTTTTACATTTTTGATTCTTCCAAAACCTATCGTCCATTTTCCTGCGGCACATTTATAGGCTTCTAGCTCACACCCTTCGAACTTCTTAATTAATTGTTTTCCTTCTTCTGAAATTTGCATTTTATTCTCCCCATTTTTTTGTTTTCTTGCCACCGTCGTAATCAACTGCAAGATTTTCTTTTTTAAGCAAATCTGCAACATTTCCTTGATCGCAGAATACATCACCTAAAACTCTTCCATATTTATCTGTCCCATAAGATCTCAATGTTATATCACCAACTAACCACTCTTTCAATTTAGCTTTTGCTAATAGACCAAGCTCTTTTTCTTTTTTGCGCTCAGGATACTTCTTAACATTTATCCTAGATTCAGGAGTGTCAATTTTGGCGATTCGTACGGCTTTGTTATGTAATTGAACGGAAAAACCAAGATCTATAGTTTCTAGGCGAATTGTATCTCCGTCCGTTACGGATTTAAGTTTGCACTTATATATAAAAGCCTCTGGTGAATTACTCATTTGCTTCCTCTTGATTAGTGGTTACTGTTCTATAATACACGACCACGTCTTTTAATTCTGTTATGTATCTTTTAATTTCTTGCATGTTGTAAGCCATCACCTCATAGTCTGGCACTGTCATAGCCAAAAAAACAAGTTCTCCTTCTTGATCCTCTATAATTTTAAACTGCTCTTCAAAGTTTTCAGGTGTTATTGTAAGCCATCTGACTTCCTTTAAATCTATTTCTCTAGGCATGACTGGTTGCACAATAGTCCTTTCCAGTGGTTTTGCAGTTACTTCTATCTGTTTAGTCGGTATTAGGCTGCAACTGCAAGCCATCATCAAGATCATCAACAGTGACGCTGATTTTCTCGATGTCTTCCATAATATGTTTTGTGCCATTATTTATCTTCCTTTGCATTTCTACAGGATCTGTAAGTATCTTAGCTGTTAATTGATAGTTTTGTATAAATTGTGTGTATCTATTAAGCTCTCGTTGTGCCTCTTGACTTTTAAGAGTCATGTTTTGTAGTTGAGTCGTTTGTGTAGCAAAATCATTTTGTAGAGTGCTTAGGGCCTCTTCTTGTGTTGCTATGGCTCCTTCTAAAGCTACATTGTTTGCTTTTAGAGTTTTGTTCTCGTTATAAAGCCAATAACTGCCCAAACTTAAAACTAAAATCACTCCTATTAAAATTTGTTGCATCAAACGTCCTCAATTATGTAGTTAAGACCGCTAGCGCTTCTATATTCGACTATCCTGTTGTTTTGATCTCTAAATTTTAAGTGTTTTTCTTTTTGCACAATTATTTTTTTTGTAATATAGGATTTATCATCTGAATCACCATATTCTTTGTTAAAAGATACAGTAACTTTGTATCTGTGTGCAAATAAGTATTCATACCATGCAACAAGCCATTGCCAAAATTTTTTTAAACTGTCCATATAGCTAGCTTATGTTTCTTACCCTTAACCTTAATTGGTTTTAGTAATTTTAATACAATTTTACAATTTTTTGCAGTTCTGTAACCTATTAATATATCCCTGCCGACATCTTTAGTTGCTGACTCTAATCTTGCAGCAGTGTTTACAGGATCTCCAATAGCAGAATAATCGAACCGAGTATCTGATCCCATATTACCTATTACCGCCTCCCCAGACTCTACACCAACACCTACAGCTACTGGAGTGGCAAGTGTTTTGTTAAGTTCAGCAATCCCTTTTTGTATATCGATTGCAGCTTGAACTGCTTTTGTCTCGTGATCCTCACAATCTAACGGTGCTCCAAATATAAACATACCTGCGTCGCCAATAAATTTATCAGTCATACCACCTAACTTTTGCACCGCGTTTACCTGCACAGTCAAAGTTTTATTCATTATGCTAGTCACCTCCTCTGGCGATAACTCTTCACTTAATGAAGTGAAGCCACGCAAATCTGTAAAAAGATAACTGCAATATTTTTTTTCTCCACCTAATTTTAGTAAATCTGGATTTTTTTGTAGTTCTTTAACTTGTCGTGGATCAAGATAATGTTCAAATTGTTTTTTAATTTGTTGCCGTAATTTGTATTCTTTTCTAAACCGCAAATAGAAAATAATGCTACCAATGATAAATTCTGATACCAAAGTCCATGAAAAATCTAATAAAATGCCATTTTTGATGCTAAAAACGCCTAAAACGCCCGTCACGGCCATAAAAAAAACACCGAAGGCTAACGCCTTGGTCATGCTCAGATATGCGCATACAAGCGAAACTGTGAGCACGAAAATCGCAAAAATCAAAATTTCGGCCGCTAACGC